TTATCATTTAAAATTTCGTTACATATATCTTTTAAGAGTGTGATATTATCATGTGGTATATTTAATGTGTCAAATATTTCTAATAGTTCCATAATTTTATTAGATTTTGTTATATCTGGACGTTTAATTAATTTTTCAACATATTCTTTTGTTTCTTGATTATTATTGAATTTATCACCTATTAATTTTTTCAAGTTAAATAACTTATCAAGTGTACTATTATAATCACTGTTATATGATGTAAATAAAGTCATTTGAGGTTCTATTTGTTGTAATTTAGTATCTGCATCTAAATAGTATTTGTAATTCAAAAATGGAATTTTTGCTGAAGTATTCTTTGAATCTTTACGATAAGGTAAAATATAATTAAAATTTGTAACAATACCTCCTATAGATTCTATATTACTATCAACAATGCCTATGATTTTGATTGGTTTAAAGTCTTTTACGTTATTTAAAATTTGATTAAGGGCTTTATAAGCATTAGTATAATCTTTAAGCGTAAGAAGTTTATCTTGTTGTCGAATTAAACTAGAGAATTGTACAACTTTAATATCTGAATTATCAATGATACCAGATTCTAATATAGGTATAAGAATACCTCGTTTTGTCATTAACAAGTTTATTTTATTGAAATCATTTTTAATTTGGTATTTAACATTACCTACAAGTGTTGATTTTGTATTTTGATTTCGTAATTTAGCAATGATTAATTGATGAGGATATATCGATATATAAGAATAATTTTCTGGATATACATTTTTACGTATACATGTTTGTGTATAATACTCTGTTAAGAATTTAATTAACTTGTCTGTATAAGAATATTCCTTGATAACTTCATTCTTTTTAGAATTATCCTTGGACAATTTTATAATCACTTCAAATGTATTTTTCTTTTTTAACAATATTATAAATGGACGACCAAATTTCTTAGGGTTTAATATTACAGGTCTACATAATAATCTAGTTTTATCTGTCACATCCAACACAATAATATTACGTTTCAAAATACGTTCTAATAAGTCGACTAATTCCAACCAATTTAAAAATACATCAGTGTTATTGATATATTTAATAAAATTCTGGATAGTCGAATATTTAATACTTATATCTCCATTATTTAATTTATTAAATTCACCTTCGTTTTTTGTTAGATAATTTGATATAAACTGTTTAAATTCATTATGATTATTAATATCTTGACCTCTTATTAAATTATTAGATGATAATAGTAATGCATTTAAAAATGAACTATTATTTTGAATAATACCCATTCTATAATGAATATCTTTAATTCCGAGAACATCTTCAAGAAGAGACGATATATCTTGTGGTAAAATACCTAATTGTTTATAATTAAGTGTTTTATCAGATGACTGAATAATGTATTGTTTTGTTATATCAGCTTCTTTTTTTTTGCGACTAACATACGGATCTTTTTCTTTATCAAAACAACATGGAATTGATTTAGATGTATAACCAAAGTATTTATTTTTCTTGTATTCATTACACGGTGAATGTACAGAAGCTCTGTTATTAAGATCTGGTTTAAAACTACATTTATTGGATGCAGAAGGATAAATTAGTTGTGATAATGTAACTCTATCTAACCATATATTGTCTTCTTGTTCAATGTTGTCAATTAAAGCTTGATTGTAAATTGGGATGATATCATTTTCACTTGTTAATTTATTTGTTGTATTAGATAAATAGTAATATCTTGGCATACTATTATTTTTATCAAATCCAGGCTTATAATCTGATACAATTTTTATAACATATGTTTCAAATGAATTTTTACCTTGTTTAATTTTGATTTTAAAATTAGATGGTTCTACAAGAATATTTAAACTTTCTGGATCTGCATTTTTAATATAACTTTCATTACCTGTTTGGTTATATTTAAAGCAACATACAATATTACTTTTTGTAAATCCAGGATAAGGATAATTAGGCGTGTCACATCTATAATTTTGGGTATTAAAGGTAATTGTATAACTATCTTTTATTAATGGTGGTTTATTCTCTGTATTAAGTTTTGGTTGACGAATAGCTTGACATTCGCGAGAATCAAAATGAATACCTTGTTCTTTTAGTTTTTTCTTGTTAGTTTTTTCACGGATTTTACGTTTTTTAGTAAAGTCTTCAAAAAGACCATTTTTTTTAATTAGTTCACTCATTTCACTTAATATTAGGATATTCCAACTAATAATAGTAGATTGGGTTTGATTGTTGGCACCAAATATTTTAATAATACTCGAGTCTTCTTTATAAGGATTATCTCTAATATTAACAGTGATACCCTTTATATCTTCTATATTTTCATGTGTTCTAAACTTTTTATAATACGTTGATAAAACGTCTAAAGACTCTGTCATTTTTAATTCCAATATAGTTTTAGATATCATTTCTTGTTTAATTAGTGATTCGAATTTGGATCTATTAATAAATATGTTTGTTTCTATACTTGTATCAACAGAGTCTATAATAATACTAGATTTATCAATTGGTAATATACGTTTGGATTTAAGAAAAACAGACTTTAACTGGTTAAGATAATCAATAACCGTATTCACATTATCTTTAATGTCTCTTAATATTTGGTCTAAATCATCAGCGTCACTATCAGTTATCTTTAGATTAACATAAATAATTCCATTCGGTAAAATATTAATAGTTACATAATTATTTGTGTTTTTAAGTTTTGACTTTATCATTAAACCTTTGATAATTTTATAAGTTGCTTCGTTTAATTTTTTCTTTTCATTTAAAACCCAGCTTTTTATGTCTTTATCTGGTATAATATCAAGTAAACGATTATGAACCTTAATCTGTGGCTGTTTAGTATTTGAACCACCCTTTTTTCCTAAGGCTATAAATGGTATATTATCATTTAATTCTAGTATATTAAATATTTCATTCAATTTAATAAATACACCTTTTGTACCATAAGTAACATTTTCACCTGTAATAATTAGGCTTATATCGTTGTAAAACACTTTTTCTATTTCTGGAGTAAAATTTTTTGATAAAGTATAAAATTGTTGTAAAGTAGAGTCATTCTCTTGTTGTTCAATTACTGATAATAGTTTATTTCTTTTGGTTTGAATGGTTTTAATATAATCTTGAATATCTGACATTGTAACATCACCCAATCCTGTATTCATAATATGTAATTTAACAATAAATGATAAATCATCTTCTGTTAAATCCGAATATTCTTTTTTAAAATTTTGAAATAAGGGTTTAAATTGCGAATCATCTATGTAAAGATTTTGTAATTGTTTTTGTGAAATAGTATCTTGTAAATTGGAAATAAAAATAATTGGTTCTTCTGGTATAGATTCAAAATTTTCAAAGAGTAATGAATTAGAATCATTAATAATTATAAAATTATCAGAATCATCCTTTATTTCTATTTTAATTAAATTTGGTATTAAATCTGCATTGAACACAAAAATCTTTTCTTTAATTTTTTTAATAGAATCATCTAGTAAAATATTAGGATATTCGTCATTAATAACCTTATTTGTTTTTTTATTTACTACAATAACACTTAAAGTTGGCATTACTTATAACTATTAATATTAAACATATAAAATATATATTTGATTTAAAAATAAAAAAAAATTGTAAATATAAATGAACGATACTGAAAATAAGGGTCGTCTTTTTACAATAAAAACATTAAAAGCCGTCATAATCAAGGGATTATTCGAAGTAATAAAACCTTATATTAAGGAAACTAATATTATGATTACACCAGAATACATTAAAATTTCAACTCTTGATATTGCAAAAAGTTCTGTTACTTATGTTAAACTAGATGCTAAGAAATTTGAAAGTTATTATTGTAAAGAACCAATAATTATCGGTATTGACACTGCAACTTTCTTCAAAGCTATCAAGTCAGCTAATAGACGTGAAACTATTACATTTTATATGGATAGTGATGATACTGATAAATTAGGGATTGAGTTGGCTGATTTATTTCAAGGTAAAGTTAAAGGTTATAAAATTCCATTACTTGCATTAGAAGAAAAGATGGTTCATGTTCAGAATATGGAATTCGATTATATTATTAATATGCCTTCAGTACAATTTCAACAAATTATTAAAGACATTCATTTGTTAGATGGAAAGATTGTGGAGATTAAAAGTGTAGGAAAACAATTAATCTTTAGCTGTACAGATGGGATAGCTGATTTTAGGACGGCTATTTCTGAAATTGATGACGCAATGAATAAAGACCAAAAGGCTTTATTACAACAGAATGGTGAAGATATACGTTCTGTCAAATTTTCAAAGAGTTCAGATAATATTGTACAAGGCAAGTTTAAGTTATCATATTTAATGAATTTTATCAAGGCATCTCATCTTTGTGAAAGTATGAATTTACTATTAACGAATGACCAACCATTGGTGTTGGAATACTTTGTAGCTGATTTAGGCGTATTAAGACTTTTGCTAATGGGACAGCCTTAAAATTGAGTTTATTTTATATATACATTTATTATAAAATGACAACTGAAAAACACCTTGTATTAAAGCAACTATGTAGACACGCTATTAGAGCCTATGTATTTATACAAGAAAATTAGGATACAATTATGAGATATGGATTTTTGATAAAAAAGAATTAATTAATGTAATTTAAATTAATGTGTGTTTGTTTAAAAACAAGAATTTTATTATTGTACGTTATTATATGGAAATAGAAAAATCGCAATCGCAATCTAAATCTAAATCGCGTGCATCTACTCGCTCATCTAAAAAAAAAATTAGTGATTTGGCATCAGATGATATTAGTATGTCTCAGTTGGAATTATTAGCAAATAAAAAGAAGTTGAATAAAAAGAGTGAAGAAATATCTTTAGATAAGATTCGCGTAGAAAAAGAAGATAAAATAAAAGAATCAGTTGCGTCATCTAAATCTGACAAAAAGAGAAGTGTTAGTACAAGAAAATCAAGTACAACTGATTCTTCTAGTAATTATGCAGAACAAAAACGGAAAGACCGTAGAAAAGTTAATAAGGAAAATAATGATGAGGTTATTAGAAAAGAGAAAAGTGAACTATTATTCAAGTTATATACCATAATTGAAAAGTCTAATGGGAGGTGGTCTTGTAAATTGACTATGGATAATTCTTTAGATGAAATTAAGAATGAATTTAGTAGGATTAAGGCGACAATAGATAATGAAGCTATGGTTAAATTTTGTAAACACGGGTTAGTTATGGGTATTAAGGGTGTAGAAATGTTGAATGGGGCATATGACCCTGTTGGAATCGATTTAGATGGATGGGGTGAGGCTATGTCATATAGTATGGCCACTACAGAATACGATGAAGTTTTAGCAGAATTATGTGAAAAATATAAAGGTACAGGTTCAATGTCACCTGAAGTAAAGTTGTTACTTATGATTGTCATGTCAGGAGCTATGTTTTCATTCAGTAAAAAGGCGGCAAAGGACCCTAATACTTTAAGTAATTTGATGGGTGCATTTATGAAAAAATCACCTCAACAAGCTCCACAACCACAAGCTCAAGAACAATATTATAAACCACAATCTCCACCAAGACAGTCTAGACAACAAGCTACACCTGAATTTTTTGATATACCACGAGGTTTTAACCCCCAATCGACGAATAATTCTTCTTCTTTAGCTACCTTTGCGCAAGCCAATAGATTACCAAGTTTATCTGAATTACAGAGGCAAAAACAACAGGGTGACGTAGAAACAGATGATTCTGATAATATTCCATCAAAGATAAGAGGACCATCTTTTGATTCTCCTGATTCTGTTAATATAGAAAAAATTATTCAGACTATGAGAGAAAAGAATAATCAAAAAAAGATAGAAGAAGAAGTTAAAATCCGTCCTGATATTGAACAGATTTTAAATGAAACAGATGATGATGATATTATAAGGAATGTCCCGGCACCTAAAACACGTGGTAAGGGACGACCAAGAAAAAATCCTCCTAAAGGTATTTCAAGAAATTCTTAAACGTACATTTATATTTACTTCTTAGAGCGGTACAATGGATAGATATTATAGAGTCTTTTTAAAAGTACCATCGATATATTCTTTGTTACAGTTATCAGAAATATAGTTATCAATGAATAAAATATAAACAAAGAAAATAACTATACTAATTTTAACATTTTTTATATTCATATAAAGAATTGAAAATAGTATAATAATTTTGACTAATGGATTGCACAGAATATCTGGTCTATGGTCATAAAAATCACTTATAACATGACGACCACCTAAAAAAGAGAAAAGAGATGCAAATCCCAAGTCATAGCTTGTATTCGGTTTATAGTTAGGATTATTCATATATTCTAGACCGATTATATTATTCGATTCTGGGTGGGTTTGTTCAGACATGACACTACTCTAATATATATTGAGAATTAAATTATTTCAAAATTAATTTAATTTAATTATTATTTATATTTTTTATCTAAGGTAATAATAATAATTAAATATGAGCTATTCATATGTAAAGAGTGTATTTCCTGATTTTAAGTATTCCAATGTTTATGATACAAAATTATATGAGAATTTAAATGTATCTCAGCATGATACTAGAATTTTTGAACCAGCTGATTTAGATATAAATAAATCATATTCTAGTATAGAAATTGTAGAACCATCAAAACAACAACCAAAAGAATCACCTAAAAAATCTAAAATTGAAACATTTCAAGATAATCAAAAATTCTTTAACCCTCCATTACCATTGAATAACATTCCCATAGACAATAATATAATTAAAAAAGAAAATTTTGATAGTGAGACTAAGAGTCAAGGGCATCAAGAATATACAAAACATATTTTAGAATGCGAACCCTGTAAAGAACTATTAATGAAACAGTTTGGTCTCGAAAATGAACGTATTCGTAATGAAGAAATAATGGAACTTATTAGTTATCTAATCTTTGGCTTATTTATATTGTTATTGATTGATACTTACGCCAAGAAATAAGTTGATATTTGTGTCAAGAAATAAATTGAGGTTACGCTAGTTTTCATAATTAATTTTACTTGTTATTAATAAGTAAAATGGATATCGATGCCAACGATTTATTATCAACAAACGTATATATACAAAAACCAGAATTAAATCCGAATGTATCATTAGATAGTAATGAGGAATTCCGAAGATATTATGAAAGAGAGATTCAAAAGAAAGCCGAGACAAAAATTATAGCGTCTATTAATAAAATTGAATTAAAGGAGCGAGATGATGACAATAATATTATAAACACAAATGGATTTAGTACAGAATCTACATTAGATAATAAATTAATATCAAGATTTATAAAAGAAACAAAGACACTTGTAAGTATTGATTCAAGAGACCGTATTAAAACAGTATATCCTAAACCCAATTATTTCAACATTTTTTTAGGACGAACATTTACTAATGTTCAAAAAATAGAAATGGTGAGTTTAGAATTTCCTAACACTGATGCAGTTATCAATACTGGTAATAATCGTATTTATTGGAGAAATCTAGAGGATATAGAATCAGATAAAACAGTTGATACAAATGGTATTACAGAATATCCCGTATATTCAGTTGAGTTACGAACTGGAAGTTATACATCTTCTACACTACAAAATGAAATTCAAAGTAAATTAAATGATGTTAAACGAAAAAATATATCTAATGATTATCACTATTTCGTATCTAATTTAGATATAGATACAGATGTTGTAACTTTCACATCTTTGAATTTAAAACAGTTACCGAATAATCCGTTTCAAAGTTCTCTTGGTAGTGGAGTCATACTCGTTACATTTAATAATCATGGATTTTATACAAATGATTTTATTTATATTGTAGGCGCAAAGGCGGTTGCTGGTATTAGTTCGTCAGTTCTCAATGGGTTTCAAAAAATTATTAGAATTGATGCCAGTAAATTTACATTTGAAGTAAATGTTCAAGCAGCAGAAACTGTTATAGCTGGCGGTAACGTAGTGAAAGCTGGAATAAAATTACCTTTTCAATTATTATGGGGTGAGAATAATTTTACAGTGGCTCAAAATATAGGATTTCCTCTAGAAAATAGTTCTCAATTAATCAATACAAATGTATATAGACTAGATAATATTGTTCAAATGGATATTGAACTCAGTTATGCACATGGATTCGATTATACTTATAATTATATTGGAGAAAATGCTAGTGTTGGTGAATTATCAGGAGGTACTTTTAATCAAGTTGGTCAATACCAAATAACAAATTTGCCAGATTCAACAAGAGTTCGTGTTCTAGTTACTAGTGAAACAGTTATTACTAGTTTAATTAATAATGCCTCTGCAAACTATTTTAAGTTTGGAAATAAACTTATTCCTATAGCATCTTATTCAAAATACGGAATTCAATCATTCTTAGTAACTACATACACAACTCATAATTATGATTTAAAAGATACTAACACTAATATAACCTTGTCAAATACAACAGACCCTAGTATATCTGACGATGAGAGTTACGATGGAATTTATTCAATACAGTCTATACCTAGTTCTACGACTTTGATTTTACCTGGTGTATTAGGAACTCAAAACACCCATACAACTAATATATATGGTACATTGCCTAGAAAAACACCATTAACAACTTGGGTAACAAATATTAGCGATGTTAAAAGTATTGAAATATCAACTACATCCGGTGGAAATACAACTATTAAACAATATACTCAAATAACAACCACTCAACCACATAAAATGATACGTGGTAACAGAATAATGATTAATAATTTAAAATGTACCCCTCAATTAACAAGTGAAATAATTATTCAATCTGTACCTACGTCAACAACTTTTTTAATTGATATATTATTAAGTAATATTGACTTGCAAAATTCTATTAACCCATATATTGGCACTGGTCTTATATCAGCTTCATTTCCGTCACATAATTTTAATACAATTATTAATATTCAAAATGGTCCAATTTACGATATAGTTGATGGTTCTGGTATTACTGTACCTATTCAATCTATAATTATTACAACATTAAATGACCATAATTTAAATGAGGGTAGTGTTATTAGATTAACTGGTACTGGACAAACAACTGTTGTAGACCCAGTAACACAGCAATCTATAACCACAGGTGTTTCACCAAGTTTAGATGGTGGAGGTTATATAGTCAATGCTATTAATACAGATGATACATTTACTTTAGTTAAGGTAGCTGGTACAAGTTCGTCATTTACAGTAATCACTCCATCACCAATAATAACTGGTATAATAGGTTTAAATAATGATTTTTATTTATATGATGTAGATGATATAGGAGGTATTCCAAAAACTATGTTAAATAATATCCGATTTAGTATTAGAGATATTATTGACGAGAATACATTTACCTTTATAGCTCCAAGTGTATATGCTATAACATCAGAATCAGGTGGAGGTTCAAATATTTATATAAGTAGTTTGAAACACGGTTTTAATGGCATTCAAACAAATACAAAAAATGGTATTTTAACAAGAAGTATTAATTTACAAGGAGAAGATTATTGCTTTATAAGTTGTCCTCAATTAGATACTATGTTAAATACAGGCGGTGTAAAAAACATCTTTTCTAGAATTTCATTAGATCAACCACCTGGATACGTATGTTTCAAATACCTAAGTAATCCTAAACATTTTAATACCATGCCATTAGATAAATTATCAGACCTTGATTTTTCTGTTGTTAATTATAATAGTAGTTTATATGATTTCAATGATTTAGATTTTTCTTTTACATTACAAATCACTGAAGTATCTGATGCTACAAAAGCATTTAATGTAAGTTCTAAACGCGGAATAACAGATACAAGTTAACAGATACAAGTTTTTTTTCTTTTAAAAATTGAATTAAATAACTAAACATAATTATTTAATTATTCATAATGGATTCTAAAGTAAATAAATCCACGGATTCTAAAGTAAATAAATCCATGGATTCTAAAGTAAATAAATCTGGATATTTAAGTAAACGCGGATATGTTCTTCGCAAAAATGAATTTAGTGACGAAGAACTTTTAAATATAAAATTAGAGTTACGTGGAAGACCTTTATCAGATTCAAAATATGCAAAAAATGCCGATACAACTTATCCAGTTTATTTGGATACAAAGACTAAATTATATATTCCTAAAATGTATGGAATAGAAAAATTTGGATTTCCTGAAACTGTCACTGAATATTTTGAAGGAAAGGAATGGGAACATCCTATTGAATTTAATGGAAATTTATTAGATAGACAAAAAGAACCAGTAAATGCATTAATAAACTCGTGTTATGAAAATAGTGGTGGTATTCTAAGTGCAGGTACAGGTACTGGTAAATGTCATAAAATTGATACAGACATTTTAATGTATGATGGTAGTATTAAAAAAGTGCAGGATATAAAAGAAGAAGAATTACTCATGGGTGATGATTCTACACCGCGGAAAGTATTGAGTTTAGCTAGAGGTCAAGATTTTATGTACGAAATCATTCCTGTAAAAGGAGAAAAATATACAGTTAATCAAGAACATATACTTTGTTTAAAAATATCAGGGAAACCACGTCTTGAAAACTATAAACAAAAATACTGGAGAGTAAGATGGTTCGAGAATAATAAATGTATATCAAAGACTTTTAGTTTAGATAAAAAACAAGAAGCTTTAAATTTTAGGAATAATATAGACCAACAAGATATTGTAGAAATAGCTGTCAAAGATTATATTAAATTATCTAACAAAACAAAACATATTCTTAAAGGTTATAAAGTTCCTATTGAATTTACCGAAAAGGAATTAGAATTGGATCCGTACATGATTGGATTTTGGTTAGGAGATGGTACTACTTTACAATCTCAAATCACAAGTCAAGATTCCACTATAATTAAATATTTTAAAGAAAATTTACAAGAAATAAAATGTTATTTACAATATACAAATAATAAAAATGATAATAATTATACCTATAGAATTAATGGTGATGGTTCTGGTAAAAAAAATTCGAATCATTTTATGAATACTCTTATTAAATATGATTTAATTAATAATAAACATATTCCATTTATTTATAAATGTAATTCACGTAAAAATCGTTTAAAATTATTAGCTGGGTTAATTGATAGTGATGGAAGTTTAACAAAAGATAAATGTACATTTGATTTTATTCAAAAATCTGAAAAATTAATTGATGATACTATTTACTTAGCAAGAAGTTTAGGTTTTGCTTGTTATAAGTCTAAACAAAAAAAAGGATGTTGGTACAAGGGAGAATATAAAGAAGATGATTACTGGAGAATTTGTATATCAGGAAATACACATGAAATACCTGTTTTATGTCAAAGAAAGAAAGCACATAAAAGAAATCAAATAAAAGATGTATTAAAAACAGGAATAAAAGTTATAGAAGTTGGGTATGATAATTATTATGGATTTGAAATAGACAATAATCAAAGATACTTGATGGGAGATTTTACTGTAACTCATAATACTATAATGGCTTTGTATGCTTTATCAAAGTTAAAATCTAAAACTATTATTATTGTTAATAAAGTACCATTAATGAATCAGTGGATAAGTGAGATTAATAGATTTTTACCTGATGCCAAAGTAGGTATCATCCAAGGTCAGAAAAATGTAACTGTAGATGAATGTGATATAGTTGTGGCTATGTTACAAAGTATGGCTAGAATAGATTATCCAGATGAATTATTCAGAGACTTTAGAGCGTGCGTAGTTGATGAATGTCATAATACAAGTAGTAAAGTATTCTCACAAATTTTATTCAAATTATGTTCTAAATACACAATAGGGTTATCTGCTACACCTAAACGAAGTGATGGTTGCGAATATGTATTTAAATGGCATCTAGGAGATATAGTATGTGAAACATTTGAGAAAAGAAAAGGAAAGCCACCTATTATTAGATATTTAAAAATAGATAGTAAAGATTATAAAGAAATAGCTACTGAAAATAAATTTACAGGGCAAAAACAGATTCAGTTTACAAGTATGTTATCTGATTTAGTAGAAATGACTAAAAGAAATAGTCTTATAGTAGATTTAATTAAGGACTTGATAAAAAAAGATAATGGAAGAAAACTATTAGTGTTAAGTGACCGTAGAACTCATTTGCAAACGATACAATCTTTATTAGATGGAGACTTGGAAATAACATTTACATACG